CTGTGTGACAAGAACTTTGGGTTACTTACTAAGATACCGGGTAGGATTAGCCTACTGGCACTGGACGCAATCAAAGTACGAAAGCGTCCAAATGAGCCGGACATTCTGGACTAGCAAAGCCGCCAACTGACACCATCGTGTTACAGTGGTTGCGACATAAGCCCCGTCCATTTAATTAACTTCGGTGTGCCCCTTAGCAAAACACACCACGCCACATCTTATAATTACGCGATTATTGGTGCTCCTTGTGGAGAAACACCGCACGATGCTAGGGGGGTGGGAAAACCAATGCCCCCAACCACAACCTTATCGAAGGGTGGTGGTACAAACGCTCTAGTCACAAAGGACATACGCAACTTATATGAGCTAAATACGACGTGGGTCACGAAAGCCGCGAAGGGGCATTTTACTAGAAAACGCCCAAAAGAAAACTACCACATTGGGTAGCCCTAGCTATTACTTGCTAGAAAGTTTGCGAGCGACAAGTTCGCCTATCTGTTGTATTGTGGATCTAGTCAAGGGATGTTCTTGAACTAGGTTCGACACAGGAATAGAAGTGGATACATCTGGTGAGACAGGTGCATCCGCTTCTTCAAAGTCACTGTCAACCCTGGAGGCAGGTGGTGCCAGCAGGGCGAGCTTGGTCTGATAACACGCTAAAGCAGCTTCCAAGCCGCTCAAGCGATCTGCCAAGGAATCTACTTCCATCAAGGTTGGAATTGGCGTAGAACGCCGCAAAGGTGGCACAACACTTGAATAGGAAGTTGAAATTTCGAGAGTGGGAGGTGAAGACCCCGATGGACGCGCAAGAACACATGAGGGATCATACCGAAATTTGAAATCCTCCATGCTCATGCCTTTATCAATATTCATCGAAGCTTCACTCAAACGAACCAAGGATCGAGAATCCTTGGCTGCCAAACCCTTCTCAACAAAACGCTTGCTATAATCTGAATTCCTGATCTTGAGTGAAGATGAGGAAGTGGAAGCCAGCAAAGCACGTTGTGATGGGTCTTCTCGAAAACGAGATGGTGCGGTGAACGGTGCCAAGTAACAGGTTGAAATGGTAAAATCAAAAGTGAATGGTAAAGTACCATCACTCGCAACACCTGAATACTGAAAGGAAATAACACGTTCACCGGGAGTTGGAGGTGAATCCGGTGCACCAAGAATCTGGAAATAATACAAAGCGAGACTCGCATCCATTGGATGCGTTGAATTAGTGGTACCAGCATACCCACTAACCAATTGACTTTGTTGTTGTCCCAGTTGATTCACCGTCATCGCGGTACTAGAGGCCGTGGGCAATATCATAGCATCAGCGATTGTCGCAGGTCGAAGACCTTGACAAAATGGAAAGACACCTGAAAAAGTGCCTGCCGTTGATGTTGCTAATGATATACATGGCGAACCAGCATTGGCTTGCGTATACAAGCACAAAGCTGCGGCTGCGCAATACGTGCCTATAGGCAACCCTGAAACATCAACGTTGTACGTTGACGAAGCGGTGCCTCCAGCTGAACCTGAACCCCAACCCGAATAAGTAGAAGTAGGAAACATAGAAAGCGTTGTGGCTGGATCCATCACTTGGCTCCCATTTAATGCAGCAATGGGAAAGGTGCCAACGGTACCCAAACCAGTAGAAGCACCAGTGAAAGATGTTGCATGATAAAATGGTATCACGGCCGGCAACGATGGATTGACGGGTTTCGTTTCATCGAAGAACTCCACGAAATAGGTCACATACAGAGATCCGATGCGATTCCCGCCATATCCAGAGGGTGCGCCAACCGTTGAGATCTGAAAGATTCCAACGTCTGAATCGATCAATGACTGATTGGTTGTAAGATCCGAGATAGGGGTAGTTCTCAAATCATAAACATTGACAGCACTCTCTTTCTTACTACACTCCAACATGTTGTAAAAAGGTTTCGCTGGCGTAGAACGAGTGGTGCCATGATTGGTAGCAACATGTTCTTCATCAGCCAACGGCAGCAAAGTCGGATTGTTTAAGGTGCTCATGTAAACCCGCCCCTCACTGGCTGAACTACTGAACACACTACAATCCGGAACATACTCAAACACCTGCCCATGTATTTTGTATCTGAGATAATTTGCTGCTTCACCTGGTAACCAGTCATAACAGCCGCCATTCTCGACTGTCAATCCTGGGTTGACATAATATGAGGTTGTCTGAAATGCCACAGACGACAAAACTGGCGCCACAAAATCACGATAAGCAACAATATTCGCTGCCTTCGTCGTTTTGAAGAACGGGACCTGTGCTGTCAACTCCTCCTTAGAGTGAGCACGGTGGCCACGCTTCGCCATGTAACTATCAAATGCTTCACCTCGCAATGTATAGTCACCCACACCTGTCAAATGCTTGAACAAGGAATGTGCAGCATTGCCTAATGCTGCACCTATTGGCCCACCCACGGCATTACCCACGTGATGGCCCCAACTTTTGCCCCCCACACCAGCGAGGTCCTTGCGCCCCACTGCTTTGGAGGCTTTTGAGACTGCTTTCTCAAGAAATTGGACAACCTTGCCCTTGGTTTGCTTCTTTTTCGAAGAAGTTGAACTCTTTTTTTTTTGCGAAGACGACATTTTTGGCGAAAACGACTGCACAGCCTACTACAACCAATGCTGAGATTGCTTCTGCCGGGCGGAACACAGCCTAGTTGAATCGAGGAGGGCGCTACGAACAATCACTCCGTGGTGTTCAGAGTTCTTGTTTCCCTCAAATCTATCAACATCGGCGTTAACCACCACGCTACAGGTACTCAGCCAGTATCTTGGGCTTGCGTGCTAGTCTCCCCGAGATGTGCTCAAGGGGCATCTTTACGATTTCCATTACGGTTAATCGAGAAAACCGCCCTCTCGGGATTTGTTCCTACTTCAACGGCTCCGCGAGGTGATTGGGGCACAACGCTGGGTTGTCTGACGACCCAGTGATGATTCCAACCTTAACCTCACTTCAATGCTTCAGAAGTGGAGATGGACTCAATCCATGTTGACACTGCAACAGCAGCGGAGACTTAGACCCATAGGGTTACCTGGAATTCAGGCTCGTTTTACTGTCAACATTCCATGAAACCGCCACTTAAGCAGCGGCGGCGACAAAATCGGGATACCGCGCCCCAAATATGTCTTGAGGGCCACCCGTATCTCGATCAAACAATAAATTTGTGATAATGGGATACTTATCACCAAATTTCATACCTGAGATGGATTTAGAAAACTCAGATTGTTTCCCATAATCCCAATCATAATTCATGTTCAAACTTAGCATTACTTCCTCAGTTGCCACACCAACAGGCGTTACATCTTTGGAGAATGCTTCAAAATTTTTCCGTTCGTACCATGCATCATGACCCTCAGTAAGTTGAAGGACACGGTCTATGACCACTTGAATAGGAGGTATAAAATCAGCAGTTGTTTTGAGACCCAATGCGATTCCACGCATCATTGACTGCTGTGTCACACCTTGAGGCGGGTTAATTATATAGCCCATCTTAGCCAGGACCCGCCCTGGCTTAGGACCAAACACCACCCCCTCAGTTGTTACATAAAGGCGACTGGAACAAAATTCCACATGTTCACGTTGGGCACGGTAAATCGCTTCACTCTCGAAGCCTAGACTAGCCATGCCTTCAGCCCAAGGGAATTCCACAAGCTCAGGGTGACGCATAGCATTATCATCACCTTGAGCTAACATCCGAAATTCCATTGAATTAACACATTGTAGAACACTCTTTCCCGTCCAGCGGCAATACAAATAAGCATGGGAAAGACCATTGATGATTGAATTCATCAAAGAGGTGTACGGATCACCACTATTCTTGTGCCATCACATTTATATTTCCATCCATGATGAGAATGTCCGTGCGTACTGATGTTAGCTTCCATCAGATCAATTACAGCTCGAGGCGCTCCGAACTGCTTGCACAACCACACTTCATACTCACACCATGGCCGCCGTATGGTGCTGTCAAATTTGGCCAAATCATCTTCTAACCATTTGCCAACACCACCATTGATAAACTCTGCAGCTTTCTTAGCTGTGATACCGCTCGTGAAACAAATAAAATTCTTAAGACCCCACCTTCTTTTTAGAAGATCTTGTAAAGCCATAATCCACGGCCCAACCAGACATATAAATTCTGATTGTGCACCCTGGATAAGACGTGGAGCCTTATGTTTTGTTCCTATTGCTGAATTGTACAAATCATTTTCGCATTTCACGAATGCTGATCTCTTTGTATACATGTACAATTGAGAGCGTGTGAGTGCTGAATGTTCTGTAATTCCGTTGGCACACAACTCATCATAAGTTTGTTTCAATCTCACTTTGACACCAGGCGAAGCATTCGATCTTTCCAGATACACATGAAAAGGAACACTTTCTACTTTATGCATGTTGCGAAAAAGATAACGGTGATTCATTTTCGCCCAAGCTATACAATCATCCAAGGCATCAGTGGCTACTTGTGTATCACAAATAACCCGCGTCTGAATGGCTTGTAACTCATTATGCTGATTGCTAGCGAAGCATGTTGGTCGATATGGGCCGCTGTCAAAGCCCATCTCAACATGCTTCCCCTTTATTGCAAGAGGGTGTTGCTCTAGTAGATTTGGTCTCAATCGTCTGTCATCCAACACCAGTTTGGCTTGAGGTTTGAACCTAGCTGGTTTGGGCAATTGCGCACAATTTACGGGTAACCGTATGATCGGTAATTGTGCACCTATGAAGGGCGTCGATCGAAACGCCCTGGCGATGACACCTATGAGCGCTTACCCAAAAAATAGTCAGTGACTCGTTGTAATAAAGTCACCGACTGTTTTGGAGAAGCCTCAAGATGCCTACGTGCCCTTCTTCCTACACGACCAGCGTGCGAGGACACTAAATTTTGTATCGCCGATGAAAAATCAAAAACTTGTCTGCCAAACCATGTCGATCTGAATCTATCCCAAGACTCCGACACTTGACTGATATAGCTGTAATCTCTGGGGATGAGCTGCTCTGGAAAAGCACCCAACTCCGCCTCAAAATTAGCAGAAGCCACAAGTGAAATGACCTCCTTGATTCTACACCACTTGTCACCAATCGAAACCTTGATTCGCGAAATGGTGGCAAGTTTTCTAGGCTCTTTCCTTCTGTACTTCAGATAGAAACAACCCGCGACAGCCAACAACGCTGCCACTCCAACTGTGCCATATATTACCTTACCTGTTGTTGTACCCCAGGAGGCTTTCAATTTTGGCCAAGTTCGTCTGCGCAAATCGAAATGCGCTCCCATCACCACTCTTGCGACGTTTTGCTGTTCGTCCCAAGAGCGCTGAAAGGCTATGGCTGGTGCATATATGTTAGCATGCCTCTGTTGCTCGGCAGTAATATCGAGCTCCGCACACAAAGTTTTACACTTTGTTACTGACAATACATAGTTTGGTGGTAGATCCGAGGTCGTTACGTGCAGCGAGCGCCAATATTGCGCCAATGCTCCCAAAAGAGCACCTGTAGCGCACGCTACACCCAACCCACTTCCCACAGTGATTCCGAAGTAATATCCCAGACCACCACCAACAACCACGCCCGGCACACCGCCGGTAAGCACCATCCACAATTGGTAGACCCCCTCTCGGAAGCCCGTTTTCACTGGAGCTTCTCGCAATCTAAACGTCCACCAATTTGCCATCTCATCAACCAAACTTGCTGGCAGGGAAACTTCAACTTCCCTCTCATTAAAATGCACGCCCAAGTGGTTGACAAAATAGTCACTGCTAACCCGATCTGGATTCCATTTGCCAATGAAATCCAAATAATCGAACTTGTATGTTTTGAATTCCGTCATCAACATACGCCTATCGCGATATTCGATTATTCCATTTCCAGGTCCATCGCCTGGAGCTCGAGGTCGGAGAGGTGGCCCGGGCGGGGGGGGTTCAGGTGGCCGCACTTGGTAATCGAAAGGTATCTCGTCATTATCAAGATTAATAGGTACATGACCTAACCTCCCACGAGCCGCAACCAAATCTGCCTCACGAATTACAGGAGCGACTCTAGGTCGCAACCACCCATGACGCTCTTCCTCACCCCCGTTGATCGCGCGATACCAATCAACATAACCGAAGCCACGCTGCAAGCTCTGAACCAACCCCATATCAATGGGTGGAGCAAGAGGCACATCAGGATTGAATACGACTTCATACTGAAACGCCCCTATATCATGCAAAGCGTACATCTCATGATAATACTGTTGATTTGCATTACCCAAATTAGGATCAATCACATCCTCTAACTCTTCTGGTATTGGTTCAAGCTCGCGTGCTTGCATTTCCGCCAAGCGCAATTCTGCAACTCTTACACGAACACGTTCTTCGCGAGCTCTAAGCTCAGCTAAACGACGTGCCACGAGTTCATTATCACGCTCAATGCGGTTTGGACCAACTGGCTCTGCACCATTTTCATGATGCAGCTCATCAAACCTGTTGGATTGCTCGTATGATGGGGGATTTCCCACCACACCTACTGGAGGACCGAATCGAAGATTATGCGCCTCTTGCTCTTCAGGCCCCATGGCTCTTAGACGCAAAGACCAAACGCGATGCCTTTCATTCACGGCATTTTGCAAATCGCGTATATCCTGGTTCTTCTCTTCCTGCTCCTCTGCTGCTCGTTCTTGAGCAGCCAACACCATGCGTTCACTTATTTCAGCGGCCGAAACATTCACAGCTGAAAAATGGACCCAATCGGCTAAAAATTGAGCTTTTTCCTCCACCGATCCGTGCTGTCTCACGAGGGCGGCTCTTGCTCGCCGATCCTCGTTAGTACTCAACACGCAATCAAAGAAATAATGCGGTAGGGGACAACCCATACAACTACATGCTGGTTGCACTGGGGGCTCTTGCAATTGTGACAAACGACGTTTTTCGTTCATATAATCTACGTAATTACATCGCGCACATTGCCCTTCAAATACTGCTGCATTTGCGCAATTTGCATTGCTGCAAAATTCCACAGGCTGACC